ATGAGCTTCTTCCGCCGTCGTATACCGACCAAGATATGTTCGCTGACCATGCTTGCGGATATATGCCTCAAATGGCGCATGTCTAAACTGCTCACCCTTCCGGCGAATGACGCCTTTCAAACCTAGCTTATTTGTGACCGCGACCCCTCTGTTCGCCCCGTTATCCGTACCGGTCGCCTCTCGAAGATTCCACCACCTATTATTCGTCACATCCCGATCAGCGTGGTCGATATACGGGTCAGGCCAACGCCCCATCATCCAAGCGAAAACCAGTCGGTGGGCGAGATAGTACTTCCTTTCGTATCTGACGCAAATGTAACCCCGCGTCGTTTTCGTTCCCGCGACAGACCCGGCCGGATGAGACGAAATATTCACTCTCCAAGTCAGTACTCCAGTTTCGGGGTCATAATTAAACAAATCACGCACTTCTTCCGGGGTCATAACACAACTCCTGGACTCACCAAAGAGCTGGATCAGTACCTCAGAAGCTCAATTCCGCCTACCCTTCCCCGCTGCCTATCTTACGACTTGGTTGACGATTTCCAGCCAGACTCTCAGCATTTTCATGCTAAGTCATTGATTATGCCGTGCAAGCGACCTCGTAGCGGGCCATGAACGCGTCCTGGAGGATGACGGTCGCGTTGTATAGTTTCCATCCAACCGAGCCGCGTTGGCCCAGCGGATCGCCTGGCGACGGCTTCGGATTCACGACCATGGGAGTCATCGAAGACTTGCCTTTCAACGGCACGATTCCATACGCGTCGCGGCCGAAAACGAGGATCGGATAGACGTCTGCGTAAGTGCCGCTGGTAGACCGGAGCGCCGGGCTCTGCGCCGCCGAGCCGCCCGCGTCGGCCCACGGCGCGATGACGGTCGAAGTGAGGTAGCGAACCTGTTCCAACGACCCGATCTCGCCCTCGAACGGCGAGGTATGCGGCCCGTAGTTCGACACCTGGATGAAGCCGGGCTGGCTACGGATGTCGGACTCTAGGTCCGGGTGACAAACGGCCATGTAAGCCGCTTCAACCGATTTCGTGTTGAAGGCGGTCGTCGAAGCAACCACGCTCGAAATTTTTCTGGCGTTCTGCCGGTTGAGTCCGGTCGTCACCCTTCGCTGATCGGTCAAGGAAAACACGGTGACGATATCGTTCCGCGCCGCCACGACGTTCGCATACCAGACGTTCGTCCCGGCCTTGAGAACGTTGAATCTCACGGTCTCGATCGTGACCGCCGCCTGCTCGCCGAGCGCGTCCGTCGCCTGAGCCAAAACCGGGTCGGTGTGCGTGTCCTGGATGACATCGGTGATCGTGACGTAGTTGCCGTACTGCGCCAGCGTGACCGTGTAATCCTGATTCTGAAGGATCGTGCCTTCCGGCGTCACGCCTTCGATCAGGGGAGTGATCGCGGTCGGAATATTGAACGGCGTGCCCGCGCCGTTGACGCCGCCGCCGTTGTCGGGACCGGCCGCGCCGGCCGCGCCCGCGAGATAGTAACGACGGAACTTGGCGGTCAGAGTCGAGTTGGTCGGGATGGGGTAGATCTGCCCGAACTTCTCCAACTGGAGATAGGGCATCGCCCTTTCCAACATTCTGACCACCGCGTAGGCCGCGATGGCCGGACTGATATCGCCGTATGTAGTGACAGCGGCCATCTGTAAAATCTCCTATTCGAACGTCGCCATGTTCTCGGGGGAGAAGTCCGACTAGGGCAGTGGCGGCCCGCTTGTATGGACCGCCAAGGCAGCTCAGCGCTTCTAGTAGTTCGCGTATAAACTACCTTCTTGCGTTTGCAAAGTAGTCGAACGCCGAATCGAAGTCGACAGGTTCCACTCCCGTTGCGCTCGCCGACCGTTTGGTCTGCACGGGCGAGAGACCGGCGAGAGCCCGCCGGGTCGCCGGGTCTTGGGGCGTCGGCGGCGCTTGCCGCTGTTGCTGGACCGGCAGTTGCCGTTGAACTGGCGGCTGTTGAACGGGCGCACCCGTAGAGGCCCGATAGCGAGAGATCAGGTCGGCCACTTCCTCGGGCGTTCCGCGATTGATGACATACGCATAACCTTGATGAAGATAGGCCGGCTGTTGTTGCGCCCACGCCACGATCTCGTCCCGCGTGACGTTATAGTCGGGAACCAATCTCTGAAGGTCTCCCGCATGCGTCCGCGTAGCGAGTTGTTGAACGGTCGCCACGGTCGGCTGAAGCGCCTTGGACACTTCCGCCATGACATAGCGAACGGCCGCCAGCATGTCGGCCCGCCGCAAGACGGCCTCCGCCTTGGCGATATCGGGATATTCCGTCTGATATTCGGTGACGGCGGCGATCTCGTCGGGAGTGAACGGCGACGGCTCCGGTTGCGGCTGAGGCTGAGGCTGAGGCTGAGACCGCTGTTGAGGCGGCCCGACGACTTGTTGCGTGACCGCCGCAATGCGCGCGAGGTCGGCGTCGGAGAGCAACGGCCCCGGCGGAGGCGTCGGCTGCGGAGGACGCTTGGTCTGGTCTTCCGGGGGCGTCGGCTGCGGAGGACGCTTGGTCTGGTCTTCCGGGGGCGTCCCGCCTTCGACGGGCGTCTCGCCTTCGACCGGAGGCGTCGTAGGCGTCACGGGAGGATCGAACCCGGCCGGCGGAGGCGTGATGCGAGCATCGTCGGGAGTCTTCGCCCGCTCGGCGTCGGTCGCAACGCTCAGTTGATCGAACGCCTTCGTGAACTCGTCGTCCGTCTCCACGGGGGGCGTGTCCGTATCGAGAGCCATCAACTCGGGGGGCATTTATCTGTCTCCTTTCAAATCTCTGAGAAGTTCACGGTATGCCGCCGCCTCCCCCTGGCAGCGAGCCATTTGCTCCAGCGGAAGGTCCACCATCCGATCCTTGATCTTGCGGAGACGGTATTCCAGGAGCTTGAAGAGAAGTTGCATTTCCACCCCCTCCCGGCGGCCCGCCAGCTCCGTTTTGATTCGCTGTTGATCCACCCGCTCCGGGTCCGGTTGAGACACCTGTTGCATTCGCTACTCCAGCTTCCAACAACGCCAACGCCGTATTGATCGCTTCCGCGTTCGCGGTAGCCGAGTTCTTCTGCCCTTGCGCGATATTCTTGAACGCCTGGGCCAGGAGATTGCGGATTTGCGCTTCGGCCATTTCCGTCTGCTGCTGGGCCTGCTGGCCCATCTGCTGATTCTGCGCCGCCTCGCGCCGCGCCGCTTCGTCCTCGGAAACCAAGAGGTCCACGAGATCGCGAACCTTGAACCGTTGCTCGGCGAGCTTGCGCATGTCGACGTGGAGCTTCTCTTCCGGCGTGAGGGTCGTCACGAGGCTGTCTATCTGGACACCCCTGATCTCCTTGGCGATCAGCGACGTCGCTCCGCGCGCGATCACGTCGTAGTCGCCCTCGGCGGCTTGCTCCGGGTTGAACTTCCTGTTGAACTGCACGAGCGAAAGAATCACGCTCTGAGTGAACTGATCGAACGAGCGGACGATATCCTTGAACGGGAGCGCGGCGTCGCCTTTCAGCATGGACGCCCCCGCCGCCGTCCTGAAAGGTTCCGACGGCCCCTTGTCCATGTCGCCGCCGGTCGCCGGCCCGACAAACGTTTCCATGTCGGCGAACTTCAGGAACAAGTCGACGATCTTCATCAGCTCGTCCAGATGCGCGTTGGTCGTGATGTTTCTGACGGCCGGCCATTGCGCGTCGGGTCCGAGACCTTCGCGATACCATATCTTGTAGGCGCTGATCTCTTCCAAATCCTGATCCAGCCGCAAGAGATCGGTGTTCAATTCGAGCTGAGGCCCGCACACGACCGAGGCATTGTCCATCATCATGCGAGTCGCCGCCGAGACCGACATCTGCGTGTTGCGCAAGACGTTCGGAAGCCCGTAGCCCACGGGGGACGTGTCGTCCTCGTCGAACAGGAAACAATGCAGCGTCTTGACGTCCACGCCGAGCACCACCCAGGGGTTGATCTCGGCCTTGATGACATAGCCCGCGATCGTCCAGATTTCGCAGTCGATCTCCTGCTCCAGCTTGTCCGCTTCGACTTCGACCCCGGCCATGGCCAACCAGTTGCCGGCGTACTTCCCATGCCAGACGATCACTTCGTATTTGGTGGACTCCGATTTCATTTCGTTGACGTTGACCTTGACCCCCATCACGCGGAGCTCGAGTTCGAATTCCTGTGCGACATAGTTGCCGGTCGCGTGGGAGCGCAGATAGTTCTCTATCTGATCGCCGAAGAAATCCTCCCGTTTCGAGAGCGCGAGCAATTGCGAACGCGACATCACGAGGCGTTCGAAATAGCCGTCCATCCCGGCCAGGGTCTTGGCCGACAGGTCGGGGTAGAAGTCCCAGACCTTCATGAACTCGAAGACCGGCATCTTGACGGACTTCACGACCGGCCGGGGCGTCCCGTCGGGACCGAGCTTCCAAACGGTCTTTTTCTTCTCCTTGACCATCGGCCCCTTGAGAAGCCCAGGGCCGTACTGTATCCCGGCCTGAATGACCTTTCTATTCAGGGAAATATAGTCGATCGTCTGATCGCCGCCGAGTTCCTGGAGCTGGTCGTCGATCAGGTCCGAGAGGTCTCGTCCGCGCTTGTCCGCGAGGCGCTGGACGGCCGCCTGCACCCATTCGGCGTCCATAGGCCCCGGCGGGCCCCCCGCCTCCTGGTCGAGCTTCTGTGCGTCCTCTATGGCCTGTTTGA